CTCCTTCGGGAGTCTCTTTTTTTGTCTAAATACAAATAAAAGTAGTATTAACATGAAACCTACTCCAAAAGAACATCATGAGGCACTTGACCGTCATGCTAGAATAGTAAGACATTTAATTGAGCATGGATATGCTGAAGATGAAAAATCTGCTGATAAAATTATTATGGGTATGAGCGAACAGTGGTTTAATATTATTGTTGACTAATGAAAGAATTTGATAAATTTATTGAAGAGGCAGCTACTAAGAGGTGCCCACCTGGCAAATATTATTGCCATACTGATAAAAAATGCAAAAAAATTCCTCAAGGATACCATGTAGGTAGAGGAGGATATATCGAACCTGATGAAGGTGAGAACGGAAAGAAAAACGGTAAGAACGGTAATGGAAACGGTAATGGTAATGGTGGCAGCACCAATAGTAACGGTGGTGCTAATGGTGGTGGTAATGGTGGTGGCAACGGATCTGGTGGTGGAGGAAACGGAGGTTAATAATGGCAACTAGAGGTGCATTTGTTAATCAAATACAAAATAGAAATTTTCTATCACCAATTGGATTTAAATTTACTTTAGCAAAAGAACCTAAAGTAACTTTTTTTTCTAATTCTGCTAGAATACCTGAAATTGTATTGGGAACTGCAATACAACCAAGTTACTTAAAAGATATTGATGTTCCTGGTGATAAGTTACAATATGGTGATTTTGCATTAAGATTCTTAGTTGATGAGAATATGGTAAATTATATGAAAATACATAATTGGATGAGAGGTTTAGGATATCCAGAAACTACAAAAGAATATAAAGATTTAACAACTAACTCTCAAGGGATAAGAGATAGTGAAGAAGCATTTAGTGATGGATCTTTACATATATTGAATAGTAACTATAGAGATGTTGCTATTGTAAAATTTAGTGATTTATTCCCTATTGGATTAACGTCATTAGATTTCGAAGCATCAGATACCGATGTTAACTACTTTACAGCAGAGGTAGTTTTCAAGTATACTGTGTATAATATAGTTGCAGCTGACGGACGTACTCGTTTATGAATCTTGAAAAAATTCAGGAGATGTGGCAGAGAGATTCTGTCATTGATCCTGATAATCTACATGATGAATCACTAAAAATTCCTCAATTACACTCCAAGTATTATACTGTTTATAATACGATTACTTTATTGCGTGAAAAAGCAAGAGACTCATATAATAGAGTAAAACTAGAAAGGTATAATTACTATACAGGAAAAGCAGAACCAGAGGTGTATGCCGAAGAACCATTTCCGTATAAGGTTAGAGAGAAAGATGCAATACAAAGGCATCTAGAAGCAGATGAGAAACTAACACAATTAGATCTTAAAATAAGATATTATGATACTACATTAAAATTTCTTGAAGATATAATTAAAAATGTTTCTAATAGAACATTTCAAATTAAAAATGCAATAGAATGGCATAAATTTCAAGCAGGATTTGGCTAATAATATTAATAAATAATAAGGAACAATTTTGTGAGTAGTGCCCTTCCTATGAAAAAAGATGAGTTATCAGAATTATTTAAGTTAGCATCTTTAGAAAAAAAGAAGAAACTTGAGGAAAAGTTAAAGATAAAACGCCAAACAAAAGTATTTGAGGATTGGTTATATTCTGATAAGACTAAGAAAAAACAAATAATTGATGAGCATGTAGACAAGAATGTCAAGAAAATAGTTAAAGTAGAACCAAAGCAAGATTTGATTGAACAATCTCTTGGGCTTCTTTCTGAACCATCTGATGTAAAACAGGTAAGTGATCCTCTCACTCCTATTGATCAAAACTTTGCTACTCTTGATGATTTACAAAATCACTATAAGATATTTTTAGATAGGATACAGCAACAATTATCAACTCTTGGTGGTGGTGGTGCTATCAACATTAAAGACATGGAGGATGTTGATCTTTTAACTGCAGAAGTTAATGATAAGTATTTGAAGTATGATTCTTCAAGTAAAAAGTGGGTAGGTGCTGATACTTCTGGTGGAGGTGGTTCCTCAGACAAAATAGAGGAGGGTAATACAAAAGCAGAAGTAGTTGATACTGGATCAAATGGTCACTTTTTAGTCGAGACTGAGGGTATTGAGAGAGCTCGCATCGATGCAAGTGGACGTTTGGGAATAGGTACAAATCTCTCAGGCAGTATTCTTCATCTAAAACAAGCAACAGATGCTGTTTATATAACATTTGATTCTAATTCAGATGTACCATTCTGGGTTGGAAGCACTGGCACTACTCAAGGATTTTTTATAGAGCAGGCTAATACCAATAAT